ATAATGCTAATGTCCGGCTTGCGCCCCAACTTCTCGGCAAAGCGGTTCAAAGCGCGGTAGACCGCCGGACATTGGCGCTTGCTCCCGGACGGACTATAGTCGTGGAACAGCATCAGACCGCCCGGCATGAGCCAGTCCCACCAAACCAGGTCCCTGTCGATACGCTTGTGGTCGCCATCCACGAAGATCATATCAGGCTGCTTCCAGTTGCGACTATCGAAGTAACCCCAGGAATGCTCGCAAACACAAGAAACATTTTTCCAGGGTGATAGATTTGCGGTCGCCTCTTCCCACTCCCAGCGCGTCGGGTTGAGCGTCGTTATATGCGCCATCGGCGCGGCTTGCGCCATGACCACCGCGCTGAATCCCCAGTACGTGCCGATCTCCAGGATTTCCGCGCCAGGACGGTTATACTGCTGCGCCAGAGCATAAAGCCAGGCGGCTTGATAGGTATAGATTTCCTGCTTACCGCGCTGGGTGACATCGATGGAGCGCTGGATCGCCGCGCCTATATCGTTGAGCGTCAGAGCTTCCGCCCGCTCTGTAAGTTCGCCCGCGGTACCGGTAAATTCACCCTGGATCATACCAGCCCCTTCTCTTGCATCTCTTTCCACATCCACGTCGGTATTTTTTTGTGGTCGTACTCGCCCGGCTTGTTTCCCGCTCCGCCAACGGCGTTAACGTAGGACAACACAGGTTCAACCGTCCCCAAAATCGCGGCGTCATCACGACAACCGTGTTTCTCGAACTGCCAAGCGTCCCAGGACAGGTTCAAGTGTTTTTGCAAGTACGATTTGCGCCAGATCGCGGCCTGGATACTGCCCCGGAATGACGCATCTTCTGTGCTCTGCACCAATTCCACCCCGTCCACTACGCCGTAGTCGCGATAAGGGGTCTTCATCCGGTCGCCGCTGAGGTCGATCTTGGCAATGTCGTCATGTTCACAGATCAGCCTCCAAAGCACCGTGATTTTCGCCGCGTCCACCTGGTCGCTCAGATAATAATCCTCTAACATCAGTACAAACAGGCGCGGTGCTTGGGGCAAGTCCAGGTAAGCGCGCAATCCTGAGCACCAGGTGAACGCCGATTGATGTCCGATTGCCACATTTGAGAAATTCGGCGGCATGACTGGCGGGCGTTGCTCGTATCTCAAGACCGTCACAGGGATATGCGGCGACCAGAATTTATTGAGATAATGAGCGAACCCCGGCAAGACACGAAGATACTTGTTCGAGGTCGGGACCACCACACGGATACCCGGATAGCGCATATAATCCTCAATGATCTTCTGCGCTTCCCCAGGAACGGCAATCAGAACGTCCTCGTGGGTCGTAAAATAGTAATCTGGAAAGTAGCTGAGTATCTTCTCGCGGATTTTGTCGACCGGTGGCCAAAGACGCGGGTCGCTGCCTTTGTTTAGCTCACCCTGGAAGCAATGCAGATCGTCGATCAGGATAAAGTGCCTTGCCCCATTCTTACCTATGACATCGAGTTCATCCATCAGCGGGCACTCCCCAGGCGTTCCGGCGCTGATTTCTGAGTTGCCCCACCAATGCGCGTCTAGCCAGATCAAAGCTGGTCGAGTAAGCTCACTCAACACTTCCGGCAATTGCTGGCGGCTATCCCCGTGAATAAACTTGATATTCTTCCGGCTTTTGTGCGCCTGCGACGTACTACGATAATATTCTTCCCAGGCTTCGATGGTATAAACCCGCCTGAAGTACTCTGCCGCCCAAACCGCCGTGTTGCCCTTATACGTTCCGGTCTCAACTAGAATATCCAGGCCGAAGGCGTCACGTAGCTTCAGCGCCAGTTCGGTAGGTATGCCAAAATAGACTTTACCCATATCACGTCTCTTTGAGTGTTTCTTGCCAGGCTTGCCAGCGTTCCCCGTCTAGCTTAGCTATCGAGGCCACGTCTGCCGTCCAGCGCTTGTTGCCCCTTAGGGCATTATCGGCGTTTCGATGCTCAGCGATGAACCAATATTGGTTTAGCCAGGCAAAACAATATCCTACGCGCTGGATACTCACGCTTAGATAGCAATCGCCATAGAAGTGACTGAATCCATCGAACCAGCCCGCTTGCTCGCCCAATTCCCTGCGCAGCACCCCAAACGAGGCAAAGGGCAGTCTCTTGCCGTTTACCGTCGTGGTCGGGTGTGTTGGTTTCCCGCCGGGGTTGCGGTACGGGATGGAGACGATGCCAACGGTAGAGCTGGTATCCATGATTGAGCAAGCCGCCTCAAGCGTTCCGGCTGCAAGCGTCAGGTCATCATTGACGTAAGCGACGTATCGCCCGGTCGCATGGCTAAAGCCCTCGTTATACGCCGCCACACAGCCGCGCAGTTCGCCGTGCTCAATCAGGTACACATCCGGTTGCTCACGCAGAAATTCCAGTGACCCGTCAGTGGACCCGCCATCGACAACGATAATCTCATACGAGTAAGCGCCGGTCGAGTTACGGATGGACGCCAGGCAGTCGCGCAGCATGGCGACGCGGTTATATGTGCCGAAGACGATTGACAGATCAGGCGGAGATAGCCTGTCGTCGCTCGCCAAAAGCGTTTGAAGGCTAATCTCTGGGCTGAACATACTCACTCTGATACCATTCTGCTGTTCTTTGCATTCCCTCATCGAGCGGGATATAGTTCATCGCCCCAAATTCGTGGTTATATCTACTCATGCTCAACGCCAGGTTATCGGGCGTCCCCGCCACGCCATTGTTTTCAGTGGGAACGAAAACTGTAGCGCCGGTATGCTCTCCGATGGTTTTGGCGATCTCGGCTACAGAATGTGTAGACCCCCCACCCAGGTTGTAAACCGACTGCGTGCCATACAGCAGCAGGCGGAAAAGCATCTCAATCCCATCTGAAATATAGCACATGGTACGCCTGACCTCCCCAGCATCGCGTAAGCGGATAAACTTAGCCTCAAACGCCCGTTGGATAAACTCCGCCCATGACCGCCGGTCGCCCTGGCGGAAGCCTGGCCCGTAGGTGATCCCAGGCCGAACGCTGACGGTCGAGATACCCCGCTGTCGATAAAGATAAGTCAGCGCCTCCCCCCACTGCTTCGCCATGATATAGCAGGCGCGTGGGTGGTAAGGCGCAGCAATTCCGCACCGATCCTCCAAGAACGGCGGCTGGTGGGGGGAGTCGCAGTAAACCTCGGACGATGAGATAAACATAAACCGCCCGCCAACGTTGCACTTTTCGAGCAGTGCCATCAGACCATATCCCGATGCACGCATAGACGCCAGGGGTTCGGCGATAAACCTCAGAGGCTGGGCGTAGGAATGAGCACAGATAATCACGTCTGCGTTAGGCAACCGGCGACAGTCGGCCTCGTTGGAGAGGTCAGCAATCACATTGCGGTAGTTCGGGGTATCTCCTGGTAGTTTCAGTTTCGTTCTGGACTGTAAATACAAATCCAATCTATAACGACCCCCAATCTCAGAGAGGGTGCTTGCGATATATGTACCCAGCAACCCCGAAGCACCAGTAACCAAGATCGTTTTTCCAGCAAGCGAACCAAGGCTAACGGCTTGCACAATCTTGAACACATCGTTCCCAATCATCTCGTCCATCTCTCTAGTTCCTCCTGTAAATCCATCCAATTCCCTTTTGCTTTTCATACAGCTTGTGCTTTATCTGCGCTCGCGTGCCGTAACCCTCGATAAATCTGCGCGGGATAGCCACACTCTCAACATCAGTGCTGAGCAACGCTTCGGCGCAAGCATAAAACAGTGCCGGATAATTATCCTCATAGACAAGCACGCGCTTACCCCGCCCAAGTCTGGCTATCAGGTCGGCGTCGAACGGCTCAAGCGCAGTGTAATACAAAATCGTGGTATCGGTCGGGCCTAGTCTGGCCATCACGTCCGCCAGCATCGGCCCAAGCGCAACGGCAACGGTCGACATTGGCCCGCCCTGGCGCACGATTGTACCCCGCCCCAACTCCACCATAGTGTTTTGAGGATTAATGGTTTCAGACAGGCGCATATACACCGGGTCGCTGGTATCCAGGCTTTGCGCCAGCAACCGGCGCATCTCCTGAACCGTTCCAGGAACGAGAATCATCATTCCAGGAACGTTCCGCAAAATTGCCAGGTCGCCAGGGCATTGATGCGTCGGGCCTTCAGCGCTGTAATCGTAAGACGCTCCAACAGAGACCAATACGATTTTACACCCGTTATAGGCGGCAATCTTTATCTGCTCAAGCGCCCTCTCGACAAAAAAAGGCGCGATGCCATAGATCACAGGTACAAGCCCGGCCTTGCTCATCCCGGCAGCAATATCGATGATTGCCTGCTCGCGAATACCCAGGTTGAACGCTCGGTCGGGGAACTCTGCGAAAATCTTGCGCGCCGAGAACGCGCCTACGTCGCCCAGGAGCAGAACCAGGCGCTTGTCTTCGTCCATCATACGCTGAAGCGCGCTAAGGAAGGCTGCTCTCATGCGCCCACCTCCATTAGCAGCACGGCCAACTCCGCCTCGGTCGGCGCTCGGTGATGCCACTCGGCAGGCGAGGCGGTCAAGGTTTTGCTTCCCTTGCCTTTGACTGTGGCGGCAATCAAGGCAGATGGGCGCGAAATCTCACAGCATAGAATTGATGCAACTTTATCAATATCGTGCCCGTTACAATAATAATTTTCCCAACCATGCGCCTCGAAGCGCAGTTGAAGCGCGCCATGCGTACCGTTATCGTCCACAATACACCAGATGGGCAGATTCAATTCGGCGGCAATGTCAACCGCCTCCCAGGTCGAACCTTCCTGGCATTCGCCGTCGCCCACCAGCACGAACACGCGCCCAGGTTCTTTGACGATCCGCTTACCTAATGTCATGCCGATGCCAGCGCCCAGGCCATGCCCTAAACTTCCGGTAGCAAACTCAATCCCTGGAATGTGTGCCGCCGGATGTCCACCAAGCCAACCGCCAGGTTGTGCAAATAGCGACAACTCCCGCTGCTGGATTAGTCCCTGGTCGACCAGAACCGCATAAAGCGCAAGGCAACCGTGGCCCTTGCTCAGAATAAACCTGTCATCAGGTTGTAGCACATACTCATAAAGCGCTGCCAAGATTTCGACAATCGAGAAAGCGCTCGGAATATGCCCAGCCTGCCCGCGATATGACATTTCCAGGATATAGCGGCGGATTTGGACGGTATTCATGCAATGCCGACAACTGCCAAGGCTATGAACGCTGCCAGCAGGACGACAAACGCAGCCAGGATTGCATACATAAAAATGTCTTGGGTCTGGAATTTGTTTATAGCGCATCTCCTTGCCGAGTCTCTAAAATTCCAATATCAACACCATTGTCTAATATGAAAATCTCGTTATTCGGAAAAAAGCCGGAAAGCCTTGTCTTAATGCGAAATATAGATTCTGCCGGCAGTGAACGGTTGACTTTCAAAACCAGAACATCGCCTGGACGTAACCGCAAGGCGGCAAACTTTCCCAGGGTAATCAACATTTCAAAATCTTTTTCTGGTTCTTTATTGTCATTCGTGTTCATAGTCTCAACTCCTTCGCTAAAATCTCTCTCAGCTCTTGCGCCCGGATCGCCCAGGTATGCCGTGTCGCAACCAGACGATACCCGGCCTCTGCGATCCGCTCCCATTCACCCGCCAATAGTCTCTCGATCAATGGCGGGAAGTCGCGCCAGTGCTCCGCGCTCAGATGGTGCACGCCATCCTCGCGCAAGTCCCCATCCACCCAGGGCAGCGTACCCGTCAGCAGTGCAGCGCGGCAAGCCATTGTATCAAAGGCGCGGTGAGGGCGGTTTATCGACGTGCGCGGCCAATTGACAACCACCCTGGCGTCCCCCATATTCGCGGCGTATTCAGTCAGCCCCACTGCTCCCGATTTATACGAGTATCCAGACTGGCGAGTATACTCGCCCAAGAACGCGCGCATCTCGCTGCGTTCCTTCGCGCCTGGCATTTCGGCGCGGCTGCCAGACGAGCAGTGATTTACGATGTCCAGGTTCTTGAGCATCCCCGGTCTGAACATACGGTCGTTTACGCAAAACGGGAATGGCAAGACACGCTTACACACGCCGCGAAAGCGGTCGGCCTTATCGTGGTCTACCAGAACGATGTCCGCCTGCCGCGCCTGGTCGAGGCGCTTGGCATAGTGGCTATCGCTGAGTGTGCTGTCGATTGCCAGATAAACCACCGGCGGCCCGATCTGGCGGTTGAGATACTTGCAGAACCCGGCGTCCTCGTGGAAGATCAGGTCGTAATCTCTGAAGCGCCCCAGGTCTGCGGTTCCGTTCTGAAATGCGAAGTGCTCCCAGGTGAACTCGGGAACGGAGTAAGACCAGTAGCCCATATTGCGGTCGTCGCGGCGCGTGGTGGCAGGGGAAGGTTTGACAAAGAGGGCAACGTGGAGGGGTTTCATTTCTTCTCCTGCTCGAACTGCTTCACCGCTTGCCACGCCGCCGGATCGTCCAAGCGGTAGTGCACAATCCCGCGCCAGCGCCTGGCGGTCATCGGATAATGATTCAGCCAGGCAGACTCCGTTCCAGGGTAGCGCGTGATATTATTCCATTCGTTGCCCAGGACATATAACCGTAGCGGGTTTTTCCACAGCGCCCGCAGCAGCGCGGCCTGGTCGCGCTTGCCGTATGTTCGCCACTCCCAACTCCACGCGTCGAAGAACGCCTTCGTGCGGGCGTTACGCTGGAAACAGAAGACACCGCCGTTGAGTTGGATTATCTGATCCGTACCCAGGAGCTTGAACGTTCTGTCGCACTCATCCACATTATCAGAGCGCCGCATCTGGCTGGCAATGTGGAAACGTGCTGGATTCTTGCAGATCACCATATCCCATCCATCCTCGATCACACGCCACAGGAAATCAGTCGAGGCGATAATCTCAGTATCGGCGTCTAGGTAGGCGATATACGACCAGTCGGCAGGCGCAAGATCGTAAATCTGTACCTTAGCCGTTCTGCCGCCGATGTCCTCATCCTGGTGCTGGATAAAAACATCTTCCGGGCCTAGTGGTTTATCGCTCACCAGGGCAATCGGAATATCGGGAAGGTGTTGCTTGAAACTCAGAATAGACGCATTGGCGCATTGGCGCGCCGGATCGCCATAGGCAACGTAATAGACGCCGCGTTGCCCGTGTTGGTTAATGGCTACCCTGGCGCTAATCTGCCCTTGATCGCGGTGATCCTCTCTACTGGCAGGTTTGTTGAGAAATCTCTTGAAACCGTGCACGTGCGCTTGCGCGTAAGCCTCCGGCGTATAACCTGCGGTGGTTTGGCGTAATGCTTCTCGGTCTGCCGCGCTCACCTGCTCACGCGCCAGAGTTACGGCGCGTTTCAGGTCCAGAACATCCCCGGCGCGGTAGCGGAAGATGCCAGGTATATCGGGCAGTTCGTCCATCATACCCACTCCGATAGGGATGATAACCGGAACACCACAAGCCAGCGCCTCTAGCGGCGGCATGGGATTAGCCTCTACCAGGCCGGTGCACAGATAGACATCGAGGGAATTGTAAAAGGCCGGCAATCCCTCGTAAGAGCGATTGACGCAACGGGCAGGCCAGCCCTCGCCAGATGCGACCATCTCTGCCTCGTCACCCAGTTCTGAGGCCACAATAGCCGCCAGCCTCTCGCCCTTGCGACCGCTGGTTCTGTCTACATAACCGCTCACGCCGATGGTGAACTTGCTATTAGCTTTGCGGTCCCGGATGTCAAAGATGTCCCTCCGCACAGGCGGGGGGACCTTGGCGATATGGCCGGAAAGCAGATGGTTGTATAAATTTGTGGTAACGACTTTGATCTTTGTCAGTGGGTCAGCGGTCTGCCACCAGAACACCTTATAGGGTGTGGTTTCCTCGTAATGCGTAAAGTACGCCGCCCAGGGGGTCTTACGCCAGTCACTGAAACGTTGTGCCAGGTCGATATAGACGATGTTATAGTTCAGGTCAACGCCTTCTACCGGACGGTCGGAGTGCGACCAACCAGTATGCTCCGCCAGCATCCGCGCTAATTGACCTAATATACGGTCGGTATTTGGTTCAGGGCTGACGATGTGGATTTTCACCCTAGAACCTCAAATAGACTTTACCCTCGCGCTTTAATCCAATGATACAAGTCATTTCCTATACCTCTTCGTAAGCCACTTGACAACCTTTATATCCCGCCAGGTTGGTATAGCAGCAGGGTCATGATCGGCAAGTCCCCATACCACCATCGTAAATATCATCCGTCGATAGACCAGATCAAAAGCGCTGTTGATTCTATGCCAAAAAACCAGTAACCACCACAGCGGATAGTCAAGACGAATATATGTGAGTTGGTACCAATAACAACCGTTTTCGTTATCGTCTACTAGTCTAAGATGATATGGACCAATCTGTATAATCTTGTTTTTGCCAAATATACCAAATCCGGCCAGGAAGTCAGTGCTTATAACGCAAAGCGGAGATTTACCCTTCCACTCGTACTCAATTCGCTCAAGGATTCCGACGGGATTGTAAAAATTCGTTCTCTCGATACGTCCATATTCTTCATCCATCCCTACATCTCCCGTAGTTGTGGTTTATCACCGCTCCCCCGTTCCAGGGTCTGCCGAGCAACCACACTTTCAGCGGCGTATAACTTAGCGCCCGTAGTAACGCAGCCTGATCCTGCAAACAGAAAAAGCGCCATTCATAGCGCCAGTTTTCAAAGAACTCGCGTATTTCCTTCGACTTTCTCACGAACATCACTCCAGCCTGCAATTGCAGGGGCAGGTATCCACACATCTCCAATGTGAGGTTGCGTTCTTCTTCATCGATATGCCAAAGACAATCAGCGCCCTGGTGCTCAGAGAATGACAGCGCCAGGTCGTAACCGTCCTCTAGTATCTCGAAGCCTGTGCTGATGTCCTGTCGCACACGGGTATCGGCGTCCAGGTACAACGTCAAGTCAAATGGCGATAGGTTGTCAAGGTTGACTTTTGCCCAACGGCTATTCTCGAAATCAGATAAACCAGGTTCGGGCGTCGATGCAATTATAACAGGCAAATCGCTGAATTGGTAAAGAGTTTCCAGACTCTTTTGTGCTTCGGCCTGCGAGCGCTCGCCAAAAGCTACGTAAACGATGCCCCTACTGAGGAGCATTGTGCCCGCTCCACGTGCACGGCAAGCTCAAAATAAACGGCTTGATTTTATAAACCGATCTCAAGAACGCCAGGCGGCGCTCGCCCGGTTCGGCATTCCATGAATTGATTAATTCAACTGTTGTCGGCGTTCTGCGGACAAAAACCATCCTGACATCGTACAAAGGTACGCGCAAATCCCTTATAATCACCTTCGTCTGCTCGCGCTCTTCTTCTGTCCCCACGCTTGCCGCCAGCAGCTTATAGTCGAACAGTGGTACGGCAATCTCCCAGGTGGTCAAGAGTTGCAACCCCAACCCTATCATGGCAGGCTGATGCAACGCCTCTAGCTCCAGAATAACCGTTCGGTCATACATCAGGCGCGGCGCGGATGTTTGCTCGACGCGCAGCGAACCACCATACATCGCCAGGAGTTCTTTGATCGCCTGCATATTGCCGGATGTAACCACTCCGCTCTGTCCATCTGGCGGCAAGATCGCTGTCCCATCCTGTGTGCCCGCAACGAAATGCGCTTGACCGGTTGCTACCCAGTTAAGCGCCGTTTGCTTGCCAACGTCCACCCAGTCGCCAGGATAATAGGTTCTCGGTTTACCCGCCTGTGAGATTTGCTGCGTCGAAGTCAGTTGGACCCACATTTTTACCGCCTTCTGGCCGGGCAGGGTGTGGGTATCCTGCCCGGCCTCTAAGTTAGTGGAAAGATGGTTGTTTAGTCGGTTACAGTTTCGAGCGACGCGGTGCTCACGGGAGCAAAGCGAGGCACGATGCCCCAAATTTGCACGCCGAAGATCGAGGACGCGCCCGCCGGGGTCGCCTCGACATTCAGGCAGTCGTAACCGCCAGCAATGTTGAACTCCTCGTTGCGGATTTCGATCACGCGCACGACGTTATTGTCAGTGGTCGCAGCCCACAAGAAATCCTTGCCGCCAGCATCAAACGTCGCAGCGCCAGCGCCAGCGGTGCTGGTGCCCTGCTCAAAGTCAAAATCGACGTTCTGGCCGAGCACGCCCGCGTGGGCGATCACCACCGCGCGGTGGAAATTCGCCAGGCTGACATAGCCTGTGTTCTGCTCAGTCGAATACGAGGCCGGGGCGATTGCCGCCAAGAACTCGTGAACTTCCGAGAAGCGTTCGGTATAAGATGACATGTTGCCTCCATAGAGGGGAGGGTTTTGCCCCTCCCCTTGATTGATTACAGATTAGGTGCTCTTAGCGCCCAGGATGACGAACGGGCTGACCTGAGAAGTGCCGTCTTGGAGGGTCAACGGAGCGGACAGCCAGGGCTGGCCGTCGTGACGGTCGACTACACGCCAGGAAGTCTGGTCATATCGCCAGCGGTCGTACTTCGTGGTTTCGATGGTCGCGGCCTGGCGGTCGCCCACCAGGTAATAGCGGAAATCGGCCAGGAGCACGTCACCGGCAGACCCAACACGGGGGAGCTTCTCGGTGAAGATGATCGGCAGGCCAAACAGCGTACCCGGCATAGCGCCAGCAATGCCGCCGCCAGAGTAGTTCGGATGCCAGATATAGCCACCCAGGGGATCGACCATCGTCAAGAAGTTGCTCATGGTGCTCTGGTGCGCAACCCACACGCCACGCGCAGAGGGCAGGAACGACTCCATCATGTTGACCAGATCGACGTACTGGATCGGTGTACCGACCGCAGCGCGGGCCACGGTGATGGTTGCGCCTGCGTTAACGACACCCAGGGGTTGCCCGACGCCAGTGCCGCGCAGGAAGGTGTAATCCCTCCACCAGGCAACGCCGCCAGCAAAGCCCAGGGGCCCGCTGAAGAAATCTGCCAGGGAAATGGCGCTGTCTTCTACCAGTTCGTCAGACGAGCGGGTATAGCCATACAGCTTGTGAGCCGACAGCGTTACCTTACGGAAGGCCGGATCGCTCTCGGTCTTTTCGGCGTTTTCTTCGCCATAGTAGAACGAGATGCCGCCGAACCAGTGAGGTACGCCAGCGGTCGTGCCGGTCTGAGAAAGCACCGGCAAATCGACCTGACGCCGCTTCATACGGATGATGGTCGCCCGTGGCTGTACGATGCTATTCTCGCCAATGACCTGTTGCAACTGCGCCAGGAACTCGACCGGAACGAGAAAGCCACCGGACGCGCCGACGTTTTCTGCCAGGTCTTTCTTCTCGTGACCAGGTTCGCTCTCGTCTTTGAACGACTGCAAACGAGGGTCGGCGCCCTTGTTGTTTTTCGGGTGAGACGCCCACCATGCCGCTCGCAGGTACTCCTCCCAATCTCGGAATTGTTTGGGGTCCTTGCGTTCCTCGGCGGCAGCGTCTTTCTGCTCTTGCTTGGTCTCAACGCGCCGGGCAGCTTCGCCCATGTGCGCCTCGATTTCTTTCAGTTGGATTGCACGCGCCTTCAATTGGCGCGCTTCGACCAGGGTCTTTTCAGCATCTTCGTAGGGCTGTTCCTTTGCCCTGTTAAACAGGGCGTCGGCCTGGCCGAGTAATTCCAGATGGGTATCCATAGTTAAACCTCCAGTAGTTTGAGTTGTTCTTGCTCGATTTCGATGAGCCTCAATAGCTTGGAGGTGGGTGACTCGGTCGGCCCGGCCTGCTTTTGCTCGTGCTCTGTATCCGCGACCTTTGCAGGTGCGGTTAGTTCTATCTTTGCTGGCTTATCTGGACTAAGATTTTCATCCAGAGAAAAATAGCAGAATCCAATCGCGTCTTCTTTATCAAGTCCCTCACCTTCGGCGGCTAAAATACAGATTTGCAATCGCCCATCATCAATTTTCTTCAACGACTTAGCCGGAGGTGTCCAATCTCTCGGGGCCTCCTGAATGCGCCTGCCAGAATGACGATAGACGATATTCGCGGCAGATGTTGCGCCATACTTTGCTACCAGTGCCCTTTTACCCGCTCCGGCTTTGTACTTTTTGGCAGAGGTAGCATAGGACTTGTCTATATCGTCCGCTGATGCCCCAAACGAAATTTTGCCTTCGTTCCCCAATCTGAATCCCCACTTATCGGCAGCAGCATCAAGATTGTCGAGATGATTTTCCCAGTCGTCTACAGAACCCGCAATATTTGCGGGTGGCGCAATGCCCAATTTTTCGTACTTACTACGCACCTCGGTTGCATTGGCATATAGAGACTCGGCCTTTCCGCGATTTTTTCCTCCGCCAGAAGCTCCACCGCCCTCGCCGAATCTACCCCCTTCATCCCGTGGCTGGTCATCAGAATATTTTTTTGATTTGGCAGTAGCTAGTTCTTCAATCAGTTCTTCCATCGGTTCAGGTTCTTCGCCCTCCCCGTCATCGTACTCCGCCCAGGATCGCAGTTCTTTGACGATTTCCTCGAGGCTTTTCAAGAGTTCCGCCTTGTCGCGGCGCATTCGCCGCCCAGCCTTGTCGGCAGAACATTTGGCGCATTTCTCAATCGATTTCGGATGGACATCCAGGGCGGTTTCAATTTCACGATACATTTTCTCGAGGTCTTCTGGCAGACCGTTTTTGCCGTACTCTGCTCGGATCATCCCGCAGACTTTGCGCGCCGTCTCTTCATCGCCGTACCGCTCCATCTGATCTTCCATGCACTGATCCCATGGATAGTCTTCTTTTTCGTCCGTCTTCTCCTCACTAGCATACAGCGTCCGCAGTTGGGCGTTAGCCTGGTCTTCACTGTCATGTTCGCCCAGGGGATCGCCAGTAGGCTTTCCCTCATCGTCGATCTTGTAGACGCGCCACTTATCGCTCTCCTGGAAAGCGGCATAGGGTTTACCCTCGCTCGGTTGTTGTTGTTCTTTCAGCGCGGTGACGGTCGCCATTTCGTTGGCCGGGAAGGTAACTAGCGAGACCTCGAACAGTTTGATCTCGCGCAGATTGCGCACAGTTGCGCCGCTGGCATCTTTGCTGTAGTCCGTTCCGCCCTTGACGGCATCATAGCCGATGGACATCTCATAAATCGCACCGTCTTTTAGCAAAGCCAGGGCATCACGCCCGCGTGACGTATCACTGATAATGGCCTTGATAAACAGTCCAGCTTGATCTTCATGCGCTTCAGCCACGCGCCCAATCGGTTCATCGAGTTTGTGCTGCCAGAGCAGTTTGATCTTTTGCCCGCGCTCTGCCAGGGTTTTGGTAAACGCGCCCGGATGGATAATATCGCTCACCTGGTCGAGGTTGCCGAACGCGGCAGCATAACCTTCCAGTGTGCGCCCCTGGAAATCCAGGTTGGTGAGTTTGAACGATAGAGT